TCTGTTTTGTGTTGCAAAAGCACAATTGGGTTTGTCATATATCTTTCAAGTGCTGATTGAAAAGCTTTCGGCTCGACGATGTCTCATCATCTGTCTTTGTCTTTCGTGGAAGCATATCACGAAATTTCAACAGCTCAATCTTCCAAAGCTTGAACTGATTTTGTTTCTCGTAGTGATTGGAAGTATCACTTTTCTTTCACGAGTTTGAATTTCTTCATCTGGTCTTTGATAAAATATAAATCTTATTTTTTTCTTCTGTATAACATTGTGCAACGACAGTTCGGTCATCAAGGTGCAATATCAACTCATACACTTGGGTATATATAGTCAACACTCACTCGTCATTCTTCTTCACATTGTCTGTGCGTTTCTCTTACTTTTGAATCGTGGCAAGTTTCTCGTTTCTTCTCCATTTCTATTCATACGCTTTGAAGCTGTGCAATCGGCTGAAAGTTTCAATATTCGTATGCTTTTCACATCTCACTCACTGCAATCGTATTTGCACGTCATCTTCCGAACAATACTTCACTTTTTGCTTCAATCTGTTTTGCAACTTCATCAACTGTCAAATGATTATCTATTCAATTTTTCAGTATCTCAATCACATCGTGCTTTGTTGTATAGCTGATTGCTCATCTATAATTCGACAATTGTAATTCTCATCGCTTGTTTGCATAATTATCAATCGTGTCATAATAGTATCTGAATCAATTTTCTATCAACAAAGGCTCTAATAGTCTGAAACTTCTCTTGTATCACTTTTCAACAGCTTTCTTGATTTGTGGCTTCATATCTTCCAGCAAATCATCAACTCACATTTCTTTTCGGAATCATCACAACGGCTCATTATTTTCAACATCGTATCGGTCTTTCTTGTCTGGGTATAGATGAACGTGTTCATTGTTCAGATTGTTTCGTGTGATTTCGATGTTCAATTTGTAATTCTCATACAAATCTTTCACGTTGTTTTGCAAGAATTCACTTTGTCTCTTGAACGACTTTTCAATGATTGTTCTGATTTTCAGTTCTCTTTTGAGAAGTCTTCTATAATCTGCTGAAACGCTCATTGATTAAGTTTCGTCAGAATATAAAACTGGGTCAAGTGCAATATCTTCAAGCAATACAACGTTTCTTGAAACAAGCAATTTGTCAGCGTTTTCATCTGGCAATGCTTCAAATCATCTTTCAATTCTCGCTTCATTGATTGTCATTATTCAGCTTGCAACATCTTTTCTCAATCATTCCATTCGTTCTTGTGTTTCTTCAAGTTGTTCTCAATCAGCTTTGATTCGTAATTTTGCGAATAAATCTGGTCTGAACATTTCAAGCAATTTGTTCAATATATGTTCGAAATCGCTTTCAAGTGGTCTCAATGTTCACTCGATGAATTCTTTTCTTTGATTCGTTCAGTTGTTGTAATTCACTGTTTCTGTATATCACAATATTGTCTTCGGAACACCAAACACAGCTGAAATCTTTTCTGTTGTCAGATGTCTTTGATTGATGAATTCCATATCACGTGGTGTCAATGATATTGTTTTGATGTCTTTCACTCATCAAGCAACCATTGTCTTATGTTGATTTGAACTTCATTTGAATTGTGCTTCAAATTGGTCTTTTGCGTTCTGCATTTCTTCATCTGATAGATTATCATTGAGAAGAAGCAATGCTGACGGAATCGCTGAATTCTTATAGAATGAATAGTTTGTTTTCTGTGCTTCAAGGTCTGAAAGTGCGTCATATACACATCAGTTCAATACTCACATTCAATCAACTTGTGAATTCACTGAATCTTCTCGTTTGAAGAATGCAAGTTCATTCGGTGCGTATGTTTGAATCTTTCATTGACTTTGAACTGTGAACTTTGTGATGAATCAATATACATCAACAGTCTTTGAAACAAGTCTTGAATCGATGATGTCAAATCAGATTGTTTGTCATCAATCGTTCTTGATTGGTGCAATATATAATTCTCACGAAAGCATATAGTTTCTGTATAGGTCTTTCTTCCATTTCAAGAAAGTCGGTGCTTTGAACAAATCAGCAACTTCATCAGTGATGATGTTGTTTTCTATTGTCTTTCTCTGATTATCTTGTAAGTATATTCAATTTCTTGCAACTCAATTCGCAATCTTCTGAATTGCTTGACGAACATCTCAATTGAATTCATACAGCATATAGTATGTATTCAAATCAAGAGAATATTCGTTTCTCAATAGTGAAGAAAGACTTTGAAGATTATTCGAAAAAGATTTTGTTCTGATTCAAAGCGTTTTTGAAACTAAACTTTTGATTTTTTCTGCGAATCACATTCAGACGTCTTGTGATATAAATATCATTGTTTGCATTATAATCACGAACAATGAATGCACAAAACATTTCGAAAAAAAGTAGGTTTTCACCTACTTCTCTTTTGATTCGTTCAGTTTGAAATCAACTGTCGGAATGTTCTCGATTTTCACTTCAATGATTGAAAAGCAATCTGGCAATTCAATTTTTTCTGGCAACTTGTAATCATATCAACACTTTTCTTTTGCTTCTGTCATCATATCAACATATCGATTGTATGTTTCAACGATTTTCACGAACTTGTCTTGAAACTCATTCGCATTCTTCACACAATCACGCAATCAGTTCAAGCATTGTGCAAGATAGTTGAATTGTTTATCGATTGAAAGTGTTTCTTCAAGATGTCTGTCTTCTTCAATCTTGAAATTGAATTCATCGATTTTTGTGTAAGTTCTTTCTGACATTTTGTCTAATAATTAAGAATAAAAATATCTCAAACTATTCTTTTTTGCGTTCTTCAAGTGCATTTGCTCTTGATTCAGCATATTCGAATAGATTTGGGTCAAGCGAATCTTTTTTCTTCTGAATGTATTTTCGAAACTCAAACATTGTGATTTCTGTCGTGAATCTTTCTTCTTCTCAATCTTTGTTCACTTCACTCAAAAACATCATCATCATTCTTTCACAAACAACGACTTCATAAGCTTCGGCTTTTTGAACTGGCGAATATCGTTCAGATTTTCTTCTCATCTTTTTCTAAAATGAAGAAATAAAAAAGCTCTTGTTTTGTTGTTGCATTGCGAGAAGCATTGCGTCGATTCTGTCATCGTGTTCTCAATTTGGGAACACAAGCAACTGTTCAATCAAGACATCGTTTCAATATCACGGTGCGAAGAACACTTTTTTGTCTTCGAACAACACTTGTTTTTCAAGAAGTCTTGTTGTTTTGTCTTTGATTGTTCTGTATTCTTGAACAGCCATTCACAAACGCTTGAACACGTTCTTCAAGACTTGTTGATAAGCAACTGTTTCAACAATCACACGTTTTGCATTGTATCTTGAATAATTCTGAAACACGATATTTGCAGAAGCTCAAATGTCTTTCTCTTTTCAGTTCAATCAGATTGATTCAAGGTGATAGATTCTATCTCATAAGAATCACGTGATATTGATTGCATATTCATCGCTTCACTCTTTTTCACTCACAGCTGGGTCAACTCAAATTTGAATGAAATCGAATTTGTATCATCTGCAATTTTCATCATACTGAATCATATCTCTTGAAATGATGTGCTGTCAAAGAACGTAAGGAATCAGCATATAGTTCTGATTGAATGATATGCTTCACAATCTTCTGCGTTCTGATTCAAGCGATGTGTATTTTCTGTTTGAATCTCTTATTCATTCATTCAGCTTTTCAGCTTCTTTGTCTGTTTCAACGAATCTATTTCGAACAATATGATTGTCTTTGTCATATATCGGAATTCTGATTGTGATTCGATTCTTGTCTTTTGCGATGTGTTCACGAAAGCGTGGCACAAGTCAATCTTCATAGATTGTATTTCATAGAAATATCATCTGTGTCGCTGATGTCGTTCATCAAAGAACTTCATTCAATAAGAATTCAAAGTTCTTGTCGATTTTCTTTTTTGAATCTGTGCTGTTGATTGTATCTACATCATCAAAAATCAATAAATCTGGTCTGAATTTTCAGTCTGGTGCTGTATAGTTTTTTCATCTCGGTGATGTTCACAAAGACATTGCTCTGACATAGCAATCATTTTCTGTGATGAATTTATCAATACGCTTGATTTTCTTCTGTCATCATCTGATTGCATATTCTGGGTAGTATAAGTTTCAATAATCACGCACGAATCTTTCTCATCAATCAGTGTCTCAAATGAATGAATTTGCAATATAGGTCAGATTTTCTTCTGCATTGTCGATTGTCTGTGCGTATCGCATAATGTTTCTTTTTTTCTTGTATGCGATACATCGTGAAACGAACATCTGTGCAATCGTTGTTTTTGCACTTCATCTGAATCACTCAATGAACACATTCTTTCATTCTTCAAGTGCGTCGTATATCTCAATCAAACAATCTGGCGTGTCGAATGTATAATATTCAAGAAAATAGAACTTGCAGAAATCAAAGAAGTTGCGTTCAAAATATTTGTTTCTCAACAAACTGCTTTTTTTCAACATCTCGATTGCTTGTTCTTGATTCATTCAATATTTGTTTTTGATAAATGTCAATATTATGTAATTTTCATTTCGCTTCGGGAACGATTTTCATCAATGTCAGTTCAAATCTAATTGCTTGACTTTTTAGGTTTTGCGATTTTCTGACTGAACAGAATATCAAGGGCTTCAGATTCTTCGTCTGTCAATCACTCAACTTTGTTCGCGTTCATATTGTAGTTCGCTCAAATAGTTGCAGGCTCTCACAGTTCAGTCTTGAACATCTTCAAAATCTTTTCAGCGTCTGCGACATCAATTTCTTTTGGCTTCTTGTCTTCTTGATTTGATTTCACATACTTCGCAACTTGATGAAGCAACAATTGAAGCACAGCTTTCTTTCATTTCATCAAGTCTTCAAGTGGCACAGACAATTCTTTCGCTTGCTTCTTCGCATTCATCTTGATTGCGTCTTCAACAATCTTCGCTTTCATTTCTTGTTTTTCTTTCGTTCGTCATTTCGTGCTTTCTCTTGTCTGTCTGTGATATGGTATATTTTTGGCTTCTATAAATCACTTCACTTCATTGAAATCAGATTCAATGAATTCAAGCTTCAAAGCGTTTCGGTCAAACTTTGTTTTCATTTCTATCTGATTATGTATCTAAAAGTTCATATTTTTCTGTCTTTCGCCATTGTCTTTTGCAAGTTGTTGTATAGCTGACTTTTTTTTCATCAGATTCATCACATTCAATATGATGTGCATATTCGATTCTTGCTGTTCTTCAATCAGTTCAATAGTGAAAGACTTGATGTTGTGATTCTTATGTCGTATCAATCTTTCGCATATTCTTCACACACAGATTCAAGAAATCTGATTCATATTCACAATCATTGATAGTCTGGGCGAATCACAAGTCTGTGAATCTTTTTCAGCTTCTTGTTTGTTGGGTGGGGGAAGTGTTGAACAGAACAATATCAAATAGGCTCATTCTTATATTCAAGCACATATATGTCTTTGCTCGGAAATGGCGTTCTGTGTTGGTGGCTTAGATAGTGATACTTTTGAAATATCTTTCGTTCATCGACTGTTCAATGTCTGATTTTGCATTCAATTGACGGTCTTTTGTATTTGGCGACATCATTCCTTGAATAAAAGAAAACGTCTTCGTATCAAATATTCGGTCTGGCTCTAATCGTTCAAGAACATCATAGTGGCAAGTGATAGCAATGAACTTCTTATTCTGTTTTCTGATATTCTTCTGCAACGCATAGCTTGAAACTTGTGCGACGATTCTATCAACGACTGATGTGAATTCATCGAATATGATGATGTCATTCTTGCTCAACAAAGCTTTCACTAAATCAACACGCATTTTTTCTCAATTACTCAATACTGAATAAGGCTTCAATCGTGATTTCGGCGTGTTGAATCATACTTTGTTGAATAGATTGATGATTTCATCGATGTTTCAATCAAGTTCATCAATCACAGCTTTGTTTCAGTAAGTGAAATCGATGAACATATCTCAAAACAGTTCTTTTGCGATTGTTGACTTTCACGTTCAAGACGGTCAGACAATCACTCACACATTTCGTTCAAGTCATTCGATAGGAATTTCTCATTCAAAGACATCTTCGAATCAGTTTCAATCGATATCGAACTTTCATTTCACATACTGCGATTTGAAGGACCCGGAAATGTCTGTTTTCTTTTTGATGTTGAATTTCATAGTCTTATAGAATCTTGATATCTAAAAATCATCACATTTCTTTCAGATTATCAAACATCACTTGTTGTTCTTCTGATGAACTGAATTTCAACAAGATTGAATATTCTTTTCAAATTTCATCTGATACATCTTTTCAACTTCATCATCAAAATTCATTTTCATCAAATTCTGGCGTTTCAAGTTCTGGGAATAATTCATCAACGCTGATTTCTAAATCTCAAATGTTGAAATCATCAAGCGAATCGACTTCTGCTTTCAGATTCGCAAGATTGTATTCTGATTCGTTCAGCTTATTATCAAGAATTCTGTATTTCTTGATTTGTGCTTCTGTAAGCTTTTCAGCACGAACACAAGGTGCTGTTTTCAATCATAGTTTCTTCGCTCATTCAAGTCTTCAATGTCATACAACAAGCACGTTGTTCTTATCAACAACAAGTGGCTGTAAGAATCAGAATTCTTTCAAACTGTTTGCGATTCTGTTGATTTGTGTTTCATCGTGAATCTTGTTGTTTCGTTCATAAGGAATCAACGAATCA